TAGCGTATGCCTGCATGGGCATCTTGCCGTTCTCCACATTTCCAAAGATGGATTGCGCGGGCAGGGTCAGTTGGTAAATATCACCTTGCAGATCGTTCTCCAGCATCACAGCCATGCGTTGGCTGAAACGGCAAGCACGACCGCCGCCCTGTTTCGCAGAGCCTGCGACATTCTGCGGGCATGAGGCGCACTTGGATGCCTGCGGTTCTGAGACCTTGACATCGGGGGAGATGCCGTCATTGGACCAGCAGTCGGGGGAAATGTTTTTGCCTTCTTCATAATCTCCAGCGTAGAAGCTGCGTGACACGTTGGCGTTTGCAGCCACGATCACAATGTTCATCGAGCGGTCTTCGTTCTGGGCAACTTCCTTGCCATCCACGAGCATGCGGAACACGCCGCCACGGATAGAGATACGCTTGCCGCTGCCACCGCCACTGCCGCCCATCAAGGCTTTCGTGGTCTCATCGAGTTCGATGTTGCGCAGGTGCGCGGGCAGGGTGTTGCCGCCTTTGGAAAACAGGGTCAGTTCACTCATCATTTACTCCAGTAGTTGCAGGGTTGGTTTTTGCGGTCGAGGTCAGGGCCTCAATGTCGCTCTGTTTGAAGCGGACCTTGTTGCCAATTCGGAAATGCGGGAGCCTTCCCTCTTTGACCATCGTGTACACGGTCTGGCGGGAGACGCGCAGAAAATCTGCAACCTCCTTGACCGTCATGTTTTGGTTTTGCACTTAGCTTCTCCTTATGGTAACTGCGTACCGGCTATCGACATTCAGGTTGGGTGGCATCATGTCGGGGTTCTCTTCGATCAGTTGCTTCATGACAGTCTGGCTGATGCGCTTTTCCAGCAGATCAGGCATGTTGTGCTGCATGATGAACTTGTGCATGGAGTTCCAATCGCTCGTCCAGTAACGGGTCTTCACTGTGCGAATGACGGTTCCATGTTGGGTCTTGAGGCTATCAGCGCCGATGGACTTGCACAGGTCGAGCAGCTTGCTCTCCAGTGTTTCCATCTGCTCCTTGATCTCCCCATCTTGTTCCTCATACTCGCGTAAGAGGGTGCTGCGTTTGTCGCGCATCTTGATGTAGACGCTGACAAGTTTGTCTACCGATATGTCTTCGGTCATGGCTTACTCCTTCTTCTCTGTGGTTGTGATGGTAACGTCAAATTTTACAATGTCAAGTCCCTTTCAACTCAGTAGTTCCCCGTAGAGGTCCACGATCTTGATGTGGATGTCCATCTTGTTTTTGAGCATGGCGTACATCCTCTTCTCCACCCCACTGCCTTGCAGGTGGACGACCACCGAGGGGTTCTTCTGCCCTGCGCGATGCACACGTGCGTTGCATTGCAGGTACGTTTCCACGGACATCACGGGGCTCCAGTACACGATTGTGTTTGCGGCATGGAGGGTGACGCCGTGTGATGCGGCTTGCGGCTGGATGACCAGCACCTGTGGGTCTGGCTGGGTCTGGAACCGCTGGAAAATGTCGGCCCGATTGGTTGCGGATATGCCCCCGTGAATCACGGCGGTGCTGTACCCGTGCTTCTTCAGGTCTTCGGACACCAACTCGATGGCGTGTCTGTATGGCACAAACACCAACACCTTATGGCTTGACTCCTCAACGACTTCACGCAACACCGCCAAGCGGTTGCTGGCGTCGAACTGCACAATCTCTCCAGTGTCGGAATACACCGCACCGCCTGAGAGTTGCAGCAGCTTGTTGAGGTTGGCCGCTGCGTTGACCGTGGTGATCTCCTCTCCTGCGGCCTGTACGATCAGTTGTTTGCGCAGTAGCTCGTAGTACTTGATCTGCTGGGCGGTAAGCGGTACATCCCTGAACGTGTAAGACATTTCAGGCAGGTCCAGGCACTGCTCTTTGGTGAACCGGATGGCAGGTTGCAAGACCTTATGCACCGTGGTCTGCGCGTTGGGCTTGGGCACCCACTTGAACTGCGTGACCTTGTTCATCACCAAGTCCTTGACCGCACCACCAAAGCGTGGCACGTTGTTCGGGCTGACCAGCTTGGCCAGACCATAGGCATCCACAGGCGATTGAGATGCCGGGGTGCCAGTGAGCATCCACAGCCATGTGTTGGGTGTGAGCAGAGAGTTCAGCACCTTCCAGCGTTTGGTCTGCGGGTTCTTGTATGCGTTGGCCTCATCCACAACCACAAGGTCAAAGCCACCTTTCTTAATCTCATCAGCGACGATCTCAACACCGTCGTAGTTGATGACTACAAACTCCGCATCTCCGAGCACGATCTCTTTGCGCTTCTCGGGCTTGCCGTGGGCAACATCAACCCTGCGGTGCATGGCGAACCGGAATAGGTCACCCCTCCAGGCAGCATCCATAATGGACAGCGGGCAGATGACCAGCACCCGCTTGACGATGCCAAGGTTCATCAGGTAGTCCGATGCCCAGATGACTGAGGCGGTCTTGCCCGTCCCCTGCTCGTTGAAGCAGAACGCCCTGCGGTGGAGGGTGAGGAAAGATGCGGTGGTCTTCTGGTGCTCAAACGGTTTGTTGAGCCCAGGCCATTTGTAACGGCCGGTGATGGGTGAGGGTGCGTTGATCTTTAAGTTCTTGAGGATGATGGACTCTTCAAGCCCCCAGTTGACCAGCACTCTGGCGATACCGTCACCATGCTCCAGCACCTTGCTCTTCGGAATCACGGTTGTGATCCGATCCGGGTTGCGCACTGTCAGCAGCAGTGCCTTGTTCTCAATGATCTCCATGTACGCTCCAATATCGTTGCACTCCAAACATGACGTTTGAAGGAAATCTCCGTCTTTCCGGAGTGTCCGTCAGTTCCCGGCTGAGAAAGGGGAGCAACCGTGCTGACTGGTGTAGTTATTCACTATGGAGGGCTCTGCAACCCTGGCGTCACTTATCACCCACACCTTACTTGGGTGACGCCCCAAACTTTATTTCTTGCGCTCTCGGGTGCTGACTTCCGACACCACCTTGTGGTTGGAAGCGCGTTTGAATGAACGGTTCTTTGAGGACGGCTCGATCTGCACACCGTGTTTGTTACTGCCACCCTTGCTCAGGGCTACGCGGTGGGCAACGTCTTTACCCTCACGGATGTCGGCAGTGCCGTTACCGTTGCGGTCGGGGTGTTTCTTGTCGATGGCTCGACGGGCGCGTTGACGCTCCATCCGTGCCTCATGGGCACCATCGCGCTTCTTCTCAAGCTGCCATTCGTGCTTGGGGTCACGATCAGCTTTGTTCTTGTAGGGCATCATTCGCTCCTTCCATTATGCGGACAGATTAGCACAGGGCACCACGCCTTGCAACTGAAATTACGCTTGGGGTTGAACACCTCGGACTCATACGCGGCCTCTCTGGCGGTCAGTGTGTCATCGAGTTCCGAAAAGATACTGTAGCCAGTCTCGGCCTTGAAGTCCGCTTTCACAAACTCTTCGCTCACCACGAACAGCAGCCCGGTCTTGACCACCTTCACCTCTGGGAAGTGCGCAAACACACATGCCGCCATCAGGGCAAGCTGCTTGGTATCAGCGTACTTGGCGCTCTTGCCAGTCTTGTAGTCAATGACGCGCCCCTCACCCTTGTCCTTGTTGATGATCAACAGGTCAGCCACTCCCCTGAACCACACCTCCTTGTCAAAGAAGCCGCACGGCATGAGCCGCCCGTCCACCTTCTTGAGGCCCATCTTGAGTTCACAGTGTTTATCCCCGGGGATGGCCTGGAGCTTCTCCAGCATCGGGCGCATGAACGCATATTTCTCAGGCACCGGGGTGCCGTCCCGCATGAAGTTCTCCGCTGCCGTGTGTACGTCCTTGCCGTACATCATGGCCTCACTGTCAGGCTCCTTGATGTCTTTGGCCACCCGCAGGTGGTAGTACTTCTTGGGGCACTGATTAAACAGTGTGATGCTGGAGTAACTCCATGCAGGAGGGTTTTTCACTGGTCGCCCTTCATGTGCCTGATGGCGTTGATCATCAGCCTTGTTTCGACAATTGCGTCGAGGGCCTGCTCGATGGCTTCATCGTACTCACGGTTTAACATGTGCTTGTGCGCTTCTTTCAGAGCGTTCTCGGCCATCATGCACGGGTGTGCGTAGTCGATTAGTGAAGATGTCATTGAGGTATCGGTTGACTTCATATTCAATTCGCCTGTGAAGGTTTGGGTTAGTTAATTTGATGTGCTCAATCCATGAATTGGCTTTGGGGTGTTTGATGAAGGAGATACGCCCATCTAACTGCCGCTGGTACCAAGCCCACCCCATCTGTGTCATCTCAATCTCAAACATGCGTTCACGCAGTCTGGCTTCGCTTTGCTTCTTCCAGTAGAAGCTGATCTCTGGGCAAATAACCTCTCGCAGTTTTCGGTCCGGGTGCTTGAGCTTGCGGATCGCTTGGTTTTCAATCTGCCGTATGCGCTCACGGGACACCTCATACACATTACCCACTTCCTCAAACGACATGTCCCGGTCTAACTCAATCCCGTACCGCATGCGCAGCACCTTGGCCTCCCGGGTGGGCAACCCATCCAGCAGGTCTTTAATGTATGCCTGTTTTTCTTTCTCCCACAACTCTTCTTCTGGGTCCACCACCTGCTCATCAGGCTCAATGTGTGGCAGTGGGGGCATGTCTTCATCGCGGCGGTAGCCGTAGTAGTAATAGGCGTGCTTGACCACACTGTCTTCTTCACTCATGGTAAACGTGCCGTAGGGGATCGTTTGTCCTCTGAGCACTTTGCCCCTTCGGGGGTCAGCAGTCGCCATAACTCCTCCCGTATCCAGCCTCACAGTTCAGTGGTATGCCCTGCGCCCACTCGGGCACAAAGCGCATGCACTCCATGACATACGCCATCGCCTCTTCAACCTCTGCCTCGGGTGCAATACACGCCACGGCATCGTGAACGGTGAGCACCACCTTGTACCGTTTGGCAATGCGCAGCATCTGCTCACCGATGATGCAACGTGCCAATCCCTGACAGATGTTCTCTGTCAACTTGCCCCCGTAGAGCTTGACCGGCCCTTTGCGGGAGTCATAAATATACTGCTCTTTGCCGTCTTTGTCTTTGACTTTTCGCAGGTTGGGGTACCGCTGGTGCAGCCCGTTGGGCATGAGGATGCCTTCCTTCTGGATGTCAATGATGCCCTTGCGTCCCCACTTGGCGGTCTTGCCCTTGGACATGGCTTCAATGGCGGCGGAGCCCGCCTTCCATAGCGCCGGTATCCACGGATATGTTTCACGGTATGTGTTGATGATGCGGGCGGACTCGTCGTCCGAAATCTCAACCTCAAACGTCTTAAGCTGCGCCTTGAACTTGGCGCTGCCCATACCGTACCCGCTGCCCAAAATGGTGGTCTTGCCCACGAATCGCTCGGGGTCAGTGATGTTCTCCACGCCCTTGCCGTAGATGGCTGAGGCCATGAGCTTGTACGGGTCGTACTTCATGTCCTTCTTCTTGACCCCTGC